ATTCCACCTGCCCGGACGGTCTGGCTGTGTTCGGCACGCTGGTGCTGGGTGCCCACGCCTACGGCGTGACCGAGCTGGAAGGCGGCGGTCTGGAGCACATCGTCAAGCAGCTGGGCTACGGCGACGACCCGCTGAACCAGCGCGCTTCCGTGGGCTGGAAGGGCATGCGTGCGGCAGAGCGTCTGGTGGAGCAGTACATGGTGCGCATTGAAAGTGCGTCCAGCTATTCCGCCACCGCTGCCGCAAACTGAGGAGGCGTGAGCCATGGCTGAAAAGAAAAATGTGCGCATCCGGCTGTTCAAGGATAACAGCCGCTACAAGGGCGATCTGTTCGTGAGCGTGAACGGTGTGAACTATAAGATCCGCCGCGGCGTGGAGGTGGAAGTGCCGCCCGAAGTGGCCGAGGTGCTGGAGCACAGCCAGATGCAGGATGAGCTGACCGCCGCCCGCATTGCGGCGGCAGAGAACGCTGCCCAGTAAACCCGAAACAGACAAAAAGCCCGGCTGGGGAGCCTGCCCGGCCGGGCCTTTATAAAAAGGAGAGTGAGCATATGACCGTAGGACAGGCGCTGGAACGCGCCGAAGAGCTGCGCCCGGGCAGCCGCATTGCGCTGGCCACCCGGCAGGCGTGGCTGAAGGAAGCAGACGCGATGCTGCGGGAACGCTTTTTTAAAAACAGCATCACAGATGCATACGATGATGTGGGCGCAGACCTTGCATGGGACGACAGCCTGCAGGACGACGATGTGCTGCTGGCACCGGCACCTTTTGATGCGCTGTATCCGCATTATCTGTGTGCCATGACCGATGCGGCCCTTGGTGAGACCGACCGCTACGTCGGGGAGCAGGCCCAGTACAACAGTCTGCTGGCAGATCTGGCGGCGTGGCTGCGGCGCAGCTACCCGACCCTGACGGGTGCCCAGTGGCGCTGGTAAGGAGGTGAGAGCATGGTTCTGGCAAACAGAGCGAAGCTGCAGAACAGCCGCAGCCTTGTGCGGGTATTCGGCGGGCTGAACGAGACCTATGCCTGCTCGGAAGCAGAGTACAGCGCGGGCGTGAATTTTTCTGCCCGGGATTTCCCGGCGCTGAGCACCCGCAAGCCGCGCCGCAAGCTGAGGGAGCTGACCGGGCTGAACGGTATGTATCACCTGAACGGGCTGCTGACCGTCTGCGGGAAGGATCTGATCTACACGCCGGATGCCGACGGCGCGAACCCGGTGACCTGCACCGAGGCAGTGACCGACGGCAAAAAGGCACTGGTGGGCATTGGTACAAAAATCCTGATCTTCCCGGACAAGGTAGCCTTTGATACAGCGGACGGAAGTGTTTCGGCACTGGGAGCTGTATGGCAGGCAGAGGGACAGAGCGTGCAGTTTGCACCCTGCGATGCCGCGGGCAAGGCCTACGAGGTGAGCGGTTACGGCAAGGAGGAACCGGAGAAGCCTGCAGACGGACAGCTCTTTTTGAAGGTGGAGGACGAGGAGCACCCATGGGCCAGCACCAGCACACTGGAAGAGTACAGCGCATCCTCCGGCAGCTGGACGGCAGTGCCCCTGGAATACTGCCGCATCACAGCGGCGGGCGCGCAGAAGCTATTTGCCCAGTGGGACACCGTGACCGTGCAGGGCACGGCAGCACAGCAGGCTGGCATGTGGACAAAGCTGGACGGGGATCTGGTAGTTTACGATGTGCTGGAAAACGGGCTGCGCGTGCGGGTAAGCCCGGAGGGAGATCATGTTTACGGCACGCTGGTGCAGAGCGCCGAGAGCGCCCAGTGGACCAGCTTGGACGGCAAGGAGACACGCAGCTTTGCGGTGAGCACGCCGGTGCGGATGGAACGCCGCGTGCCGGATCTGGACTACGTTACCGAGTGCGACAACCGGGTATGGGGCTGCAGCAGCAAGGAAAACGTGATCTATGCCTGCCGCTTAGGCGACCCCACCAACTGGTTTTCCTACCGGGGCATTGCGGCAGACAGCTACGCAGTGACGGTGGGCAGTGATGGTGCGTTTACCGGCGCGGCCACATGCATGGGCTATGCGCTGTTCTTTAAGGAGAACACACTGCACAAGCTCTATGGCTCCAAGCCTTCGGATTTTCAGCTCACCTCGCTGCCGGGGCGTTGCCAAAAACGCGGCGCGCAGCCTGTGTGTGCTGAACGAGACGCTCTATTATCTTTCGCCGGACGGTGTGATGGCATGGGACGGCAGCATTCCAACAAAAGTGTCCGGCGCGTTGGATTCGGGCCGACTGGCCAATGTGCAGAGCGCGGTGGGCAGTGCGCTGGATGGCCGCTATTACCTGCATGTGGCCCGCACGGCGGCAGGCGAAAATACGGCAAGGCTGCTGGTGTACGATACCGAGCGCGCGCTCTGGAGCGAAGAAAACGTGTGCTCCTACGAGATGACCAGCACCGGCGGACAGCTTTATCTGTGGGACGGGCAGGCACTGTGGGCCGCAGATCCCAGCCGCGAAGCGGACTGGCAGGCCACCGACGGTGTGGAGGAAAAGCTGAACTTTGAGCTGACCACTGGTGACATTGGGCTGGACGGGGCCGAGGACCGGTATCTTTCCCGACTGACGCTGCGGCTGGATGCCGAGTGCAGCAGTACGGTGGAGGTGGCCGCCAGCTATGACGGCGGCCCATGGGAGACGGTGGCAAGCCTGACGGCACAGGACAAGCGGCGCAGCTTTGATTTGCCGTTCGTGCCCCGGAGGCACGGCACCCTGCGGCTGCGCCTGAAGGGCAGGGGACAGATCACCCTGCGCAGCATTGCAAAAACAATGGCCGCTGCCAAGGGCGGCATTGCAGGCGGGGAGGTGTGACGAATGGCAAGCGTGATGGGCATTAACAAGATCGGCCTGCCCAAGCTCAGCGAGAATATGGACCCGGAGGATGCCCGTGCCCTGCGCAGCTACCTGTACCAGATGCAGGAACAGCTGCAGTATGTGCTGAGCAATCTGGACGTTGAGAATATGTCCGACGAGATGCGCACGAAACTGCAGAATTTATAAGGAAAGGATCATATATGGCAAACAGAAAGAAAAAGGACGAAGCGCTTGCCGTTGTGCAGGCGCAGACGGAGGGCAGCGGCCAGCCTGCCGTGCAGAGCGGCTATTCGGCGGCAGGACTGGAAAGCCGCTCGGAGGTGGAAAACGCGCTGGCAAATTCCAGCTACAAGCCCAGCCAGACCGTGACGGATGCCGCAGATGCGCTGAAGGAGTGGCAGGCAAACCGCCCGGGCGATTATCAGAGCAGCTATCAGGAGCGGATCGACCAGCTTTTGAACCAGCTGCTGCAGCGTGAGAGCTTCCAGTACAGCTACACCAAGGATCCGCTCTACCGCCAGTACGAG